TGCGAGGGAGACCTCGCACCGTCTTGATGGAAGTTCCCATCAACTGACGTGGTCAGTCGACAGATTGTTCTTCCAAGAAGACACAGTCGTAAGTTCGACGCGCGCTCTCAAGGGCAGCCGTGTTCGCACGGTCCCTCTTGTTAGCGTAGTTGGCCAATGCACAGCCGAAGGACTGAGCAGGGTAGCCAAGGTAGGTAAGGAGCCTAAGGATTGGACACAATCTGGAGAACCCAGATTCTAGCTGAAATAATGCTAGGTCCACAGGTCGCAATGATCTGAAAGTAAGTGGGCCATCCTTGTACTGGTTGTTTACGAATCCTTCGTAGACGTAATGTCCCCAGTAAAGGGTGCGTGTACGTTGTACACTTACTCCAAGGGAGTATGCTGAAGGGGTGGAAGCTTGATTTGAGGTAGTGACCTAACCCAGGTACGCTTGGGCGGCACTGCTTCTGTCGAGGGGAAACCCTGGAACAGAAACCGTATACTACTTTCGTTGTATACCCTGGTGGTACCAATGGGGTTGAGCTTTGCTGAAGTGCAGAAAGCTCGTGTGCTTAGCACGCGGGCGGGGTTGCATTCTAAGGAGGCTTGATAGCCAAAGGATCCCACCAACGATTCACCATCGTCTCCTACTCGGAGGACCTGCGGCCCTCGACTTCCACTGAGTGGATAGAGGAAACCGAAGGCTAACCAAGGTGCTCACGGCCCGAGGCCTTTTAGAATATTATTATGAACAAATTACTATTTGATCTAATACGTCTAAGAGACCGTAAGGTGCGCGTATCAAACGTTAGTTGGTCACCAGATCTAAAAGTCTGGCGTAACTGGTTGAAACCCGGCATTAGCTGGGTGAGACTGGTTACGGGAGGTGTCTCGAGAAGTTGGGTTATCCAATTGTCTGTCTTCGCTAAATTATGTGTGCAACTGGCCAGAGGGCAAGGGATCAAGGGTCTGGTTCTATACCTCAAAACCGCTCAGGTCGTGCTAATGCAGAACCTGAAGGGTTCTAAGCTTAAATACCATACCCGAGCAATCGGGAAAGTGGCAGTATCGCGCGCCGCCGATGGGCTCCCGCGTTGTATTCCTCGCTTCGCGAGGGACCAAATAAGACGGGGGAACACGGTGACGTTGCGGCTGTGGCTGACGTTCTTTGGTATATACCGTATTCTTCAGTTCACCGGCAAACCTAAGTTTCAGACTATCGTTACTGTTGGGCCTCGCCTGACGGACAACTTTAGGAGGGAATGGTCTTCGTATATCAAGACTGGGTTCTTACCGGCGGTTGAAATCTTTACGGGAACGCCTCTTCGGGGCATCAGCCCTGCTGAAGCTCTTAAGAGACCAGAACCGCTTACGATTCACAGCGCGTCAGCAGATTCTACGAAGCTGGAAATACGGGGTCTAGATGGGGAACTAATTCGTACTCAGTACGATAGCTCTTTCGCTAGCCGCTTCAACTCAGCGAGCCGCTGGGTTGAGGGTTCATGGGGATGGGATCTGTTCGTATACCTCTCGTTTCTAACGGGAGGTGTAGGGACTACGAAGTCTTTATGGACGCAGATGGAGGAGACAGCCGCTTTACGGTCAAGATGGTTAGGGGTCGATCGTGAGATCGCTCCTGAGGACTTCTCCCCGAGAGGTTCAGACCTTAATGGCCGTTTAGCGTGTCTACCCGAGCCTGCAGGTAAGGTGAGAGTGGTCGCATTAGTTGACTACTGGACCCAAGCCGCGTTATTTCCGCTACATGACTGGTTGTTCGATATATTACGGGAAATCCCTACAGACGGAACTTTTGACCAGCTTGCGCCGGTTAAGAGATTACTCCGTCTTATAAAGGATGATACCGTGGTGTATTCTTACGACCTGTCTGCGGCGACTGACCGGTTGAGTATTAAAGCCCAAATGCTTCTGCTGTCAGGTGTGTTCGGGCCAAAGTTCTCTGTGGCGTGGAAGCGTCTGTTGGTGAACCGAACTTACTGGGTGTGGGATATACTCCCATCTGGTAAGCCGGGTCACGTTCCTCTGCGTTACGCTCAGGGACAACCAATGGGCGCATACTCGTCATGGGCAATGTTGGCCTTGACACATCATGCGATGGTCCAGTACGCAGCATATAAAGTGGGGATAAGAGGTTGGTTTGACCGGTACGCGGTTCTTGGTGATGACATAGTCATCGCCGATTGCCGTGTCGCCTCATCCTACACGGAGGTGTGCAAACATCTCGGTGTGGAGATTGGGATCGCCAAGTCGTTGATTTCAGAGGGTAAAACCCTTGAGTTCGCGAAGAAATTCTTCAGAAATGGGGAGGATCTTAGCGGGCTCCCTGTTGCTTTCTGGGCTGCTGCTCGGAAAACAATGGGTGTCGCTCATGCCTTGTCGGCCTGGTATCCTACCGGGACTATGTATAACTTTGTGCGGGCTCTGGGGGCCGGTTTCAAGGGCCCGTCAGCTCTGGGATCGCACTGGGGGAAGATCCCCTTGAGACTTAGAGTACTGGCGGTGTTCCTGACTCATCCTTTAGGAGGAGGGAAGTTCGCTTTTAAAGAGTGGGCGGAATGGCTGTGGAGTTGGGGACCGATGGAATCCAAGATTAGTTCCCTTGGAGACCTCCTAACCCAATTCACGCCTTTTGCAACAGGAATGTTGGAAGAGGTAGTAGCTCCTTGTGAGCGGGTTCTCGATAACTACCAAGAAGACTTGTTCTTTAAGGAAAGTGTCGGGGATCCCGCAGCAAGAGCCGCGATAACACGGTCAAACCGTCAACTCAGTGAGGCGTTGGACTCTTTAACTAAGGCTGAGAAGTCTCTTAAACATCTGCAGCGACTTAATATCAAGTTTATGCTTCACCAAGTATCAGCGATTTTAACGCAAGTTATGCGCTCGCTTGGTAAGTGTGAGCTTGTGTCGTCACCTCCTGTACGGTCGATGATCAAGAGGAATGAGGACCAATTGGCGGTGAACGTCGCGGATAACTACCGCGTCTGGCACCGTTTACGTTCTCGAGTACTCGATCACGCAAACCGGAAGGTTGGTGCGCAGGAATTAAGAGGATAACCCCACAATAGTCATGCAAGTCCCCTCATCAGGGACCTTGACTTTCTCAAATGAGTAAGCGAGCCGCTGCTCAGAGGCATCTCCAAACAAACTGTAG